TAGTGGAATGAGTTCGGGATTCTGATATCCTAAAGCCTTTACAGCAAGGAGAATCCCTTCCTTTGTCCCTGCCTTCTCCGCTATGATTGCCCTCATGCTAAGCCTGGTACGATAGGTTTCAATATCCTCCCCCTTCAGCATAGGCATATTCCTGTCACGCCCATGTTCCAGGAGCATTGACTTACTAGCAGCTATAATCATGGATTCTTCCCTTACCCGGAAGATATCTTGTTTACAATCATCGAATATTTTACCGATAACCTTAAAAAATATATAAAACTGGTTAACCTTTTGCTTTCCCTTACGGAGAGGAGTGAAAAGGAGGCTAAACATATAATCTCCGAACTTCTCAAATATTGTCATGGTTAGCTCCTTTCAACTGTAACAGACAGTTCTCCAAGGATAATAACCTTATCTGTTTCAAGAAAAACATCCTCTTCAGGAATTAATACCTTTACATTTTTTATGGTAGACACGGTTTTCTTGATAGCATATACAATATCCGCATGAGTAAGCTCATTCAGCTCCCTTTCCTTACTTATCTTCAGGAGTTCGGTTATAGCTGCCCTTACCCCTTCAGCAATGCCGGAATCAGAAGTAGTTTCCGAAATAGTGACGATTGCTTTGATAGGCTGCTCAACAATCGTGGAGCTCTTTACAAGGACATCATCATAACTTCCGGCTATTTTATCAACTTCACTTTTTACTAATGCAAGTAATGCCTCAGTAGCTTCTCCGGCTGTACCAGTAACAACAATATCAACTGTCCCTTGTCCTCTTGGGTGTTGGTCATTCACTTTAGCAAATAAAACGCCTGGGACTTCTTCAGCAGTATTTTGATATTTCTCTGCGATTGGCCTTGTCGCTAAGTCTGACCATGAGCGGAGTGTTCTTTCACGTAAGCTTTCGATGTCTTCAAGGTCACTGCCTTCTCTTGTTATCCATCCTGATTCATTCGTAACAGTGCAGCCACCATCCAAATAAGTAAGTGTGCGGGTTATCTGTCCTGTAGGTACATTGTATTTACTTCCTGAAAGCTCTGCTTCAACAAGAACCTGAACGGAAGAACTTCCTTGCTGAAGTATCGTATCACTTATCACAAAGAACCGTAGCTCTTCACCGTTTAAATCCTTTATCGTTTTGAATACATGACCTTGAGGTATCTTAACAGCATCCTCCGTATCTCCACGGGTAACAGTCACCTTTCCTTGTGTTTTTACAGCTTCTTTCTGCTTCTTTGAGAAGTCAGCAGCCTTCAATTTTAACCAGATACCCTCTGCATGGGATACAAACATATTGTTTAGAATACTGCGCAAGAGAGTAACTAATTCAATCCGTATCCGTAGGACTATCATAAGCAGTGTGTAAAAGATACCACCAGAATTGAAATTTGTTATTGAAAAGCCTTCATCGGTCAATTGTGTTATCGTTTCTTCCTTCAGTTCATCTATATCAGGAACCGGAAGTATTTCATCAAGAACACTTTCATCAATCATTTATGACCACCTCCACATTAATTCTGTCAAGACCTACTGCAAGACTATAGGTATCTGAATCATTAATAAAGGAAAAGGTGACAAGGATTGTTATTATATCATTATCAAAGCTTACATCTGTGTTAATGGTATCCATATCAATAATATCTCTGTTACTTAGCTTTTCCTTTATTCGTTCCCCGATTTCCAGAATGGTAAGCTCATCATCCTCACTTTGGATAAATTCCAGTAATGACCAGCCCCATTCCAAATCATAAAATAGTTCTCCGGCCTGGGTCATTGCTTCAAGCCGTATATCCTGCATTAAGCATTCAAAACCCGATGCAGTAGGAGCGTCCCCTGTGGCAGCCTGTGTGAGCTGCCATGTATCATCAAGCTTAATATCTGTATCATTTAATCCAGCCATTAAACCACCTCACCAATAATACAAGGATTTAATTCACCGTAGAGGAGCCCGATCGCAACGATTTTCCCGGATTCAACATTCATCTTAGAAAGAACACCTGGTATTTCTGGAAAGCGTTCATCAACATTTCCTGTTTTGCCAAGTATCTTGAGATTATAGGAATACCATTCCCCTGAAGCTGTTACCTTCGTTACTTGCGCACGCATGAATGACGCAAGCTGTAAATGAGGAAATTCACTTGCTATCTGTTTCTCTACGACGCTTTTTATCATACTTTCAAGCATTGGTTTGTCCTCCTTCTCCGTTGTCCTGTAAACCATCACACGGTGCATTAGAAATATATATATGTGCGGATGAATCCCGCCTCATTGGTAGTGAAAACAACCTTCTTTACCTCGTATTCCCCGGATACTTGAGGGTGTGAAATACTTATTTTTTGTGAATGTTTTATAAAGGGAGCGGAAACTGTCTCAAGCTCCCAAACACCGCCCGACCGATTAAGTGATATAATATTTGTTCCATACTCAAAAGCATAGATTTTCGATTGTTCCGGCTTTATTCCCCAATAGAATGAGCCACTAGAAAAGTAGAACTTTTCTGAAATCCCCCATATGGAGTGTATTTCATTGATAACAGCGATAACATTCTTTTGATAGATGGGTACTCTTGCCTTTTCGGGATAGGTAGTTTTAGAAAGTTTCACATTTTTAACTCCTGCTTTTGTAAGGCAAAATGAGAGTATTTCTTGCGGAGTGGTATCCAGGAAGGTTGATGTGATGTTTGTCTCTTCCAGCAGAATCATTTCGTCTTTCAGGAGTATCTCATTCATATTGCTTCCGCCATTGTAAGGCTTTGTGATATAACCTTCAAATACCTCATCGTATACATCATTATACCCAAGCTGGATAAGAGCTTTTTCTCTGGCTGCCAGAGAAATATGTTCTTGAAATTCCTGTGTAAATCTCACTTTTGACCAATCATAGTAACTATCTTTGTTTGAATAAACTTCAATTTCTATACCTTCCGTAAAGGTATATTCACCGAGCTTTATACTAATTTCAGGATAAAAAAGCTCTGTAGCTTCCATTCTTAGAATCACTTCCTTTTTAGTAAGGCATATTAGTAAGCTTATTTGAATAGCTCGTTGCGTGTGCATTGTCTACGGCAGGGGACTTACTAGTCTTTGGTGCGCTTCCCCGGTTATTGTTCAGGTAATTTTGATAAGCAGGGTCTAAATTGTAGGATGAGGTATTATTTGTAGCAGAGCTGCTTTTCTTACCTGAAGACTTTGTTGCTGTTATTTTCATGGTGTTATAAGTCCAGAACTCAAGGTTTACTGTTAGTTGTTCTTTCTTGTTTTCTTCCTTGGTTCCAAGGCTTTTGAAGATTACCTTCTTAATTTTTCGCGTAGCCGTATGCTCATTGATTATCTCATGGACAATAGGTTTCTTTTGCCCTGATTTTAGGAAAAGATTTTGTATTTTCTCAAGCTTTTGTTTCTTTGTGAGCTTCGGGCCATCCTCAAGAATGAGCTCTATTGTAACCTTGGCATCTTCATATCCAGTAGCTTGTTTTGCCTTGGCAGAGCTGCCCTGGACTTCCTGTTCCTCAACAAGTGCATCATGTTTCACCTCAATGCTTTTGATTAGACCGGGGAGGACAACCCCGCTCACCTTTATCGAACTGTCATCGACAAATATCAAGATTATCCCTCCCCTGGTATAAGTGAACCATTGCTATTGATATAGTCTTCAATTTCTTTTATTAGCTTGAAGAGCTGCGGGAGCTCTTTAATCTTACTAAAGTCAGTGGTTAATACCAACTTATCAATTGTGATTCCCTTGTCACTTTCCTTTTCCCTGATAGATTCCTTTGATTCTCTGGAAACTTCCCTTAAATCTATTTTCTTTAACGGCTTTCTTCCGCTAGATGTATCAATCTTTCCAAGTCCTTTTTCTACTGCCTGATAAGGGATGTCGTCAGCTTTTTCAATACCTTCAGCAATCGTTGTCATTGTCCTATGTCCTGAGAGTGTCAAGTCACTGAGAGGGCCTTCTTTAGCATCAGAGAAAGGAAGGAGCTTTCTTACATTTTTAAAGATATTCTTAACAGCATCTACCGGGCTAGAGGCAGCACTCTTAATACCATCAACAAGCGTATGTATTATTTTTGCGCCACTGTTACGAAACCACTCCGGCAAACCGGTAAAGAAATTCTTTACATTGTCGATACCTGTCACAAATGCCTCTTTTACACGTGTCATTAAACCAGTGAAGAAAGCGACTATTGAATCCCAATGAGTAATTATCAACATTGGTATCCCTATAAATGGCATAAAGGCAGCAATGGCTATCTGTAACCACAATGGCATCCCGGAGAACAAATTCTTTATCCAGTCAAATCCTGCTTTTATACCATCTACAAATCCATTCCAAACACCCTGTATCCAGGCAACAACGGAATCCCAATTCTGCCATAAAAGAATGATTGCCGCTATGAGTGCCACAATTCCTATAACAATCCATGTTACCGGGTTAGCAAGTAAGGCTGTTGTAAATCCCCATACGGAACTTATTAGTCCTGGCATTGCGGTTACGGCTGTTCTTATAGCTTGCTTTGCCATACCTACAAGACCAAGTGCCATATTTTTTAGAGCATTGGCTCCGTTAATGGCTGCGGTTTTTGCCATACTTGCGATACTTCCAGCTACATTCCTAATACCTGATACTGCCGTTGATGCAAAGCTTTTTATATTACTAAATCCTTTTTTTAAGCCATCACCAGCATACAGAGCTTTTATGTAAATCGTATCGCATAGACCTGGAAGTGAACTGGCTATACGGATAAAACCTGAAACAAACCCCGCTGCTTTAGTGAATACAAGACCTACACCACCTATTACAGCAACTAAAGTACCACCTACTGTCAGGAATATACCGATTCCCAACACAACTAGCATTATGTTTCTAACTAATTCTTGATTTTTATCTATCCAATCACTGACGTTAGTTAACACTTCTGAGCCTTTATCAACCATCTTATTGTAAGTAGGTAATAAGGTATTTCCTATACTTTCAGTAACGTTATGTATACGCTGCGTAAGGGTCTCATAGCGGTCTGGTTCAGTTTGATTAATAGCATTCGCCATTTCTTCAGTGATTGCTGTACCTTTACCCATTGAATCATATAGGGTTAAAATATTTTTTTGAAGGTCTCCGGTTTTCGAGTACATAAGGTCAATTAGGGCAACTGCTTCATCACTACCAAATGCACTCTGAATATCTTGTTTCTCCATAGCATCCAAGGTTTCTCCATACTTGGATTTTAAAATACCTAATATTTCAGGCATTGAGCGTAATTGCTTATTAGAATCAATGAACGATAATCCTAGTTCATCACCTGCTTTAGCAGCCGTTCTCAAGAACGCTCGGTATTTTGTTCCAGCCTCTGAGCCACTCATAGTAGCTTGCAGCATACCTAAAATTGAGAGCTGCTCTTCAAGAGGCACATTTGCCGTAGTAGCTGCACCACCTAGCGCAGTAACGGATTCAGCCATACTCGACCCGGATGCCTTAAACGTTAAAATTGCCTGTGCCATACCAGCAGAGAACATCTCACCAAACTCAATGTCTGATAGGTCTGAATAGAAGTCTTTATAAATTCCGTATCCCGTTGCGAACAAGGATGTCATCTCATCAATCGTGGAGCCTGTAGCCTTTGCTGTTACACCAGCTATTTCTGTATATTTGGCGATACCTACTTCATTAAGACTATCAATACCGCCTTTTATATCTACGGCAGCGGATAAAAACTCAGGCTTTGTCGTTCCTGCCCATGTATTCGAAAAATCCGTTGCCGCTTTCTCAAGGGTTTTTAAATCTTTAACCCCCATTGAGCTCAATTCACCAAGTGCACGCTTGGTGTCAAATGTTGCTTTCACTGGTGAAAGTGCTGCATCGGTTATCTGAGCACCAACACCCGCCACAGTTGCCCCTACTTTTGTCATATTTCCAAAGGTTTGTTGTAACCCTTCAAGTTTGGATACAGACCCACCAACGGAAGATTGTACCCTTGACATCGGGCCTGTTAAATTATCAACCATATTCATTATTAACGATAATTTGAAAACAGATTCTAAACTCACACTATTGCTCACCTCGTTTCTTAATGGTATAATAAGGAAAAGGAGGTTGTATTATGGTAATATTTGTCGTAATGATTAAAGTTATTGTATTTGCTTTATGCCTTGGCGCTGCTGTATCCGTCTTGATACTGGTTCCTCTCGGAATATATAATATTCCCTATGCCCTTTGGGTAGGTCGTCAACAAACAATGGGAAGGCAAAAGGACAAACTCAAGAAGGGTGAAAGCATTTTTTTCACTGCTAAGTGTGCTACCAGGCTATACAAATCGTGGATAACAAAACAGAAACCGACCATATAGAGGTCGGTTTTTTTAATCTGAGAACACTTTTGAAATTGCTCTCGCCATAATATCTTCCTCAACCTCTTCCAAATACCTTGCCCGGGCGAAGAGCTCTAAAAATTCATCAAAGTGCAGCTCCCCGACATTATCTGGCAGAAGAGCAGGGGGGACGAACCTGTATATCTCAAGCATAGCTGCTTGTATAAAGTCCGCCTTCACCCTTCCGAGCAGCTCCTCTACAGTTTCATTAAATTTGCATTTTTAGAAAGACCGAGCATGGAGAGAAGCTTTTCACCAGCACTTAAAGCAAGAGCCGGATATTCCTCAAGGTCTGCCTCTAACTTACTTCGGTGTTCCGGGACAACATTGTCAAACATAAATGTCTTAATGGCTTTTGTCATACCGTTGGAAGCCGTTTTCACATAACGGTCATAAGATGCCGTTGTAGGCTTCTTAAAGATATAAAAGACTTCAATTTCCGTATCATCGTCAGGCTCCAAAGTCAATTTTAACTGATATACCTTGTCATACTTTTTCTTAAAATCTTCTAAGCTCATTCCTGTATCTTTGCTCTTAGTTTCTGTGGCTACTTCTGTACCTGTTTTCATTGCATTCTCATCAAACATTGTATAGACCTCCATTGTCATTTATTTTGAGACTAAATAGCTTTAACGCCATCACTTTCGATTCCGTTTACGATAATCATATCAAGGTCTACCTTGATACTTTTATCACCTTGAGCAGCTTTGTTACTTCTTTTGGTAAAAGTAACAGTAGTTAGAACATCACTTCGTGTTCTGTCCCCTTCATTCGCATAGGATACAACGATTTTAGGAATTACAAGCTTTAGAAGGGGCTTTTTCTTACTCTTGCAATAATCCAGTAATACATCATAATCATCACGGAGCAGACTGATTTTACCTTCTGACTTATAATTTCCTTCCCCGTATCCCCTGGGCTTTTGTCCTTTTCCATAAGCAAGCTCTTTTTCAAGCTCATCGTCATAGCTAATTTCCTGAATCTGAATTGTCAAACCCGGAAGTTTAATGTCTACATCTGCCCAATCATAGGCTTTTCCATTTACCAGTAGTGACATTTCGCGACCTCCTTAAGTTGAGCTCGGCTTTGTTCTGCCGAGATCGATTGTAATTTCTCTGATGTATCCTCTGGATATATAACGGATGATTACCGCCATTTTCTCTGTAGCAATGATATCCTGGTCAGAGGGTACACTAATTGTTGCAGAGGTGATTTCCTGATTTCTCGCCATTTCATCAAGAGGTGATTCCATGAACTTGGCTCTTGTTTCAAGCTCTCCCTGAACATCCTCTAAATCAATGTCATCCTGAAGGAGCTGAAGAGCTTCCTTACGGACTTCCCGGATGATTTTATTCTTAACACGGACATCCTCTGCATAACGGTAATCACTGCCATCCGGTGACATTACCCTGGCATTGGTAACATAGAAGTTATCAAGACCATCGTACTCACGGAAAGTAAGATATTTTGCTGTATCCAGCAGCTCAATATAATCTGCAATTCCATCGGGGCGGAGCTCAAGCATCTTGGTTTTTGCAATGCCCATTCCAGCAGTGTCCCTGGTCTTTCCAATACTCTGGTGTACACTGGTCTTAGAATACAGACCGCATACAATCCCGGCATTGTTAATCTCCCTGGTGACACCATCCATACCAACATAGAGAGAACGTGCAGCCACAACCTGAATATCTGCGTTTACAATGACCTTCTTATCCGCTTCCAGACGCAGCGCATAGTCGGTAACGCTTTCGTTCTCTTCAGGAACATAAGCCTCTAGTACAAATAAGAGCGGTTTATGGTAAAGAGCTGCCAGTTCTTTTTGCTGTTCTGATACAGCCGACCAGAGAGCCTTTTGTGATTCACCGACGATATGAACA